CTATTACTTTTACTTTTGGTTTTTTGTTTTTATCCATTATATTTTTCCTTGTGCTTTTAATTTCTTTATATCACCTTTTGTAAGACCTGTTAAGTCCACCTTTGGTTTTACCGATGTAATATCTGGAGATATTCTTTTCGGTTTAAATAAGTTTTTTATCCATTTCCACATTTTATGTCCTTACGTTAGCTGGTTTTGGCCCTGCATTACTTACTGATCTCTTTCTGGCAACAGCAGAGGCCTTTTGCGACTTTGTCATCGCTGTGGCTTTTGCAAGTGGTACGCACTTCGGATACTTCCGCTTTGAACCACTGGCAGATTTTCGTCCACACTCTTGAAACTTGCCACCTTTTTTCTTTGCTCCAATATCTACCCATTTTTCATTAAACCATTTTGTTAGTCCGCCTGTACTCATAGCAGGCACACAATTTGGAACCATACGATTCCCTTTTTTCTTCATGCCTTTTTGGATATAGCCTTCCCAACATGATCCTTTTTTGTTCATTAGAATACGCCTTGAAAATTTGTTCCTCTAATTGCAGCGCCACCACCTCTAGATAATTTAAGTGACTTCAAAGTTTTTGCTTGACCTGCGTGAGCCTTAGATGCTTTTTCTAATTTGTTTGCAACTTTCATTATTGTGCCTTTGTTAGCAGCAGTATATTTTAATTTTTTAGTTTTAGGATCGTATTCAGAAATAGGGTTTTGTTTATCAGTAATTTTTTTTTGTTTTTTATCTCTTGGATCATAAGGTCTAACGGATAAACCTTCTTTAGCTTTCTTAGGTTTACCAATTGCAATCATAATCATTAATTTACCTTTTTTAGCTTTAGTCATTCCAGATTTTTCTAATCTACCCATTGCTGATTGTGAGCCTGCAGTAACAGCCATTCCAACTTTTGCTTTCTTAGGTCCCCAGTCTTTTCTTTTAGTACCACTTGGATCTTTTATTTTACCTGCACATATTTTTGAAGCGTATGCGTTTGCATAGGCCGATGGATATACTTTAAATTTTCTTTTAGCCGCTGATTTACCTCTTGCACATAATTTTGTCATTTATTTTTTTCCTCCTCGGAAGATTTGTGTTCCCTTAATACCATAGATACTCGCCACGACAAGGATCCACAAATTTGTGAACCATCCCGGGAGCTGCGAAAACATCTCAAAAAATAATTTTACTTTGTCCATTGCTGTTGGATCGTCTGATACGACTGCCCAGGCCAGCACCAACACGGGCAAACTTAAAATTATCAAAACTGCCTCGTCCTTCCAGTCCGATTGTCGGGCCTCTAGAAGTTTTCCCTGGTAAGCTTCCTGGCCTTCAGCCATTTTTCTTGCGTGCATCATTTGTGCATCCGCCATCAACATTTTCGTCTCTTGACGTTTTTTGAAGATGTGCGTACCTGCTTGGGCCGCTAATTTTATCGCGCTTAACCACATTGTATTTTTCCTGTCTTCTTATACTCATGAATTCTATCATTTTATCTATTATTTGGAAAGCCCTGTAGCCGTTTTGTCTCCATCTCCAGGTTTGTCTATGATATTCTTTACGTTTTTTACAAAGAAGTAACTGACCACCAAACATATTAGCAAACCTTTGTAGTGTGTCTTGATCTGACATCTCTATGGTACAAGCAAATTCTTTTTTTCTACCTACACCTTTTGACCAGATGCCAAAACTTCCTTCTCCATCAAATACTCCAGATAAAAAAATTAATTTAGATGCTACTGGAAGACTTTCGTATGAGTTTTTTGGTGTATTGTTTGACACTTTTTAACTTCTTTCCTTTTAATCCTTGTGGGTTTGGTCCTCTTTTAGGCGGTGGCCCATATTTAACCCCTCCACTTAATGAATTATTTCTTCTTTGAGTCAATTTTTTCTCTCGCAACTTCTAGACGTTCGTCAGATTGTTCGTCTTGTTGTAATAATCTATCGTAATCAAATTCAAGTCTTTGTGCAGCTCTTTGGTTTTCTTGATCTGCTCTAAATTTTGTTTCTTCAGCTTTTCTTTGTAGATCCATAGCTCTTAAATCAATTTCTTGTTGTTTAATTTTAATTAATGGATCTTCTTTGTTCTGTGATGCTTGTTCATTTTGAACTAACTCTTGAGTAATCTGTGCAGCAACCTTTGCAACCTCCGCTTCAAACATTATTTCAAATTGTTGCGGATCTTGTTGAGCCATTTGTGACATTTCTGGATTTTCCATGATCATAGCTTTGACTTGTGCCTTAGCTTTAAATGAAACGTGATCTGAAATGTGTGATTGTAGCAATGCATACACCTGTGGATTAATTTGAACCATTCTAGATTGCATAAATGCCATGTGTGCAGCTAAGTGTGCATCGTGATCTTGAAATTCAAAGGCTGTCAACAACTTCATTTGAAGTGCACGTGCATTTTCTTTCGCAGGATCTAAAGGCTCGGGTTGTTTCGGTGGTTGTTTAAGAATTGCCTCTATTTGTTTTGTACCAAGTGCTTCATAAACACGTCTGTAGGCTTCATGTAAGTTATGCATCTGTGGATTTGACTGTGCAATTTGTAATTGTGCCTGTGCAAGTGTCACTCTTTGAGCCATCGACATGATATTTGGGTCTGCAACAGGTAAAATATCGACTCTGTTGTCAAAATCTGCCTGTTTAATCTGTCTAGGGCCACCGTAGACATCGTATGGATACTCTGGTGGTAGTGATTCCCCACAAATTCTTGCTAATATCTTAAATTCAAGTCTCATTGCGTAGTAACAACGCTTGTGAACACCACTCATTACACGTGATCCTCTTTCCATTAATGCCATTGTAGTACCAACTGCTCTATTTTGAGCATCATTCCCTATATTTGAATCTGTAATCGCTGCAAATTTCTGTCCTGCTTGAACTACAAAACCCATTAAGTTGTATAAAGTCGGTGATGGTTCTGTAAAGGGTAAATTAAAAAACTGATCTCTAATATTTCCTCCAGGCGCATCTACATCTCTAAACTCTCCTGGTTGAATTGGTTGGTCATCATCTCTAACTCTAATACCACGTGATTTAAATCCTGCTGGTAAATTTTTTAAAGTACCTGCATCAATCAATTGTCTTAATGATTGTGTTGCAGCTTGTGATAATCCACCAATCATGTGTGTTAAACCAAATCCATAAAAACCTAAACCTGGTAAAAATTTGTAATGAACAAAATATTCTGTTCTTTGGTATGTAATATCATTAGGTTTGTAGTTTCTATAAATAGATAAAACCTCTCCACTACCTTCGTCAATAGTTACAATGTATGGAATTTTAATTTTTTTAGCTTTGTCATCAAAGTCTTCAAACTCATCTAAGTTTAAATCGACATGCATCTCAAGAATTGTGTTTAAATAATCTGAACCGGTACCTTTAATACCTTCTAGTTCATTTAGTTTTTTTTGAACTGAATCTGGTTCTGTGCTGCTGTCGATTAAATCAATGTCTCTGTAAAATCCTGCTGCCATTTTCTTTGTCACATCATTAGAAGTCATTTTAATAACATGTGTAATTCTTTCACAATCTTTTAAATCAGATGCGTAGTATGGAACGACTAAATCTTCTGCAGGTATAAATTTTGATACAGGTCTATCTTGTAATGCATCAAAGTAAATTTTCTTAAATGTAGATCCTGATAGGGGTAAATAAAATAACATCTGATCCATGTCAGTTGTATAATCTTCCATTTCCTCCATCAGCAGGTAATTCATATAATCTTTAACTCTATCGGCTTGTGCTTCGGTGGCCGGTGTTTGTGCACCTATAACCTGTGTTCTTACAGGGCCATCAGATGGTACAAGTTCTTTATAAGCTTGTGCTTGGAATTGTGTAACTGATTCAGCTAATAATGGATGAGTGACACCGGAAGCACCTTTAAATGGTTTAGTTACTTCCTGGTACTTAGTTCCTAATAAATCTAAACCTTTAATGTAAGCGTCTTCCCATTCTTTTCTAGAAGTTTTATCTTTTTTATATTCTTCAATAAGATCAGAACCCATTTCTTTAAGAGTTCTTTCGTCCATGCCTTCTGCAAGGTTTGCGTTAAAATCATCTTGAGGTCTTTCTTCAACTACCTCTTCTTCACCTTCAATAGTTACATCTACTGGTAAACCATCTGGTTGTTCAACAATTTCTTCTTCTGTCTCTGATGTTACTTTTTCTACTGCCATGATTAATTGTACCTTATTGGTTTAAACATATCCACTACAAGTCCTCCTTTGGACTTGTAAGTTTTTTGTGTATTTCTCATTAGTGGCACCACTTTAATCGCATATGCATCAAAATACAAGCGTGGATCTCCTTCTGGAATATTTTTAGTTCCCTTCTCTGGATTCATACCAGAATTACTGTGGTAAGTGCTTTTGATCTCTTTTCCTTTTAGTGGGTGATCTGATGGGTATTTAAAATTATCAGTGCTGACATTTTTATAGGGTTTTGTTGGATCTGATAAAGATATTTTTGTTGGCCCTGCTTTTGATCCATAGAACCGTGCATTCTTAGACATAACATCTGGTAGAACAGCTTTTCCTTTTTTACCAATACCTTTTCCATTTGAGTAACCGTAAAATCTCTCGTTACCCGCTTTATACCCTTGCCTGAAACTTACTTTGTCAAACGGGGCAACGGCTACGTAATCAACATTTTCACGTGCAGCCTTCTGCATCAAATATTTAATTGCATGATCTCCATATGAATCTGATTCAACCATTGGAAAGTAATCTTTGTTATTGTCTCCGTAAGTATTTCTTTGAGTAGTTAATCTTTTTAATTTTGTATTAATATCTTTCATAGATGCACTAATTGCATTTACTCTGCCAAACTCATTGTTTACAACAGCATCATCTAAATCTTTAAGCATCTTACCTCTTTGACTCACAAGTAAATTTAATTCTATATCTGCATTAAATGGGTTAAGTCTTTTCTCTCCTGATAATTGCTGAGCTTTAGTCATACTTTTAGCAATACTCTGGTTTACATCAGATTGTATTTCATTAATCATAAATACTTTTTTACCATCAGGTGTGAACCTTGTATCGTATCTAATGTGGTAAATATTATTTACGTCACCAATCTCATCTGTAAAGTGTCCCCCTCTATTTCGAAGTGATGCATTTGTTGGAATATCTTCTGGAAGTGTAAAAATAGTTTCTCTGTAATCTTTACCACCTTGTAATGTGTAATTAGTTTCAGTTCCGTATCTAGTTTTATTTGCTTGCATAGGACCTGCCTTGTTATTGATATCACCAATAACTTTGTTCAATAATTTTTTATCCTCTATTGCAAGACTTGTATTTTTTGTGGCATCTTTTAAGGTATCATTAATTTCTCTTAATGCTGACTTACTTAGAGCACCACCATCTGCTTTTAAATTATATTGTAAATTATCTAAATCATACTTTAAGCCATCATATTCTTTGTATTTAACTTGTAAATCTCTTACCGTATTTCTTGCATTCTTAGCAGACACATCAAACGCTTCTTGAGCACCTTTATTAGCACCAAGTTCAATTGGTCTTAATCTATTAACAGGGTTTAGCTTGATCATTGCCCCTACTTCATTAGCATCAAGCTTTAGACCAAATTTCTTTGCTGCATATAACAGGCCACCTGTTAGGTCTCCTGCTTCATTGAATACTGCTAAATTAGAATCGAATAATTCTTCTTTGGATACATTAACTTCTTTACCGGCAAAGGGACCTGAATCATATTTAAATCTTTTCTGTTCTCTAACAGTTTTAGTTGCAGGTTTGCCAAATATTTTAAAGTTTACTTTTCTAGTAGATGTTAAATGATCTAGCCACTCATCTGCAGTGTACTTAGATCTCCCCATTCTCATAGCCCAATCATATGTCGATGAACCAAAAGCAGGTGCCATGTCATCACCCATCTGTAGGGGTTTTGTTTTTTTTAAAACTACTGGTGGGTTTTTTAATTCTTGTGTAACTAATTCTTTAGCCTGTGCCTGAGAAGGCTTAGGTGTGTAAGTTATTTGATTTTGTTGTTGTCCGGTGGCCGGTGTTGCTGAAGGCTTCTTCGCCCTTAGTAATTCCTTACCAGCTCTTAGTAATGCCTTTAGGGACATTGTCCCTCCTATGTAATTTTAGTAGGTCTTGTTCTACCTAGTTTGCAACCACGTGCTTTGACCATTGTACCTGATTTATAACCCATAGGTTTTTGCATCATGCCACCACTCATTCTGGTACTTAATGCTTTTTTTAGGTCTTTTCTATTTTTTAGCTTAAATGATTTAATAGTTGTATTTTGTTTAGCCGGGCCTTCTGGAACTCCGAAACTTAAAACTACTGTTGGTCTTTCTTTTTTGTTTGGTTGTTGTGACCCTGATGGTGCTCTTCCTGATGAAAGTCTTGCTTTTTGTTCTTTTGCTCTTCCGTGTTGAGATGGAGAACCAGGTTTAAAACCTCCTACAGAGTAACCCATAGGTTTTTGCATCATGCCACCACCCATTTTT